GATTGTTTCCCAGTCACGATCCGGCCGGAGCAGAAAGGAGCAATAGGGGATGAAGATATATGCAAGGATAAAAATGTCTTTTGCTCCTACTTCGGTTCCTAATAATTTGACAGCTATACGGCAAAAAATTAGGAAAATAACTGCAAGACCATCTCCAAATCGAATAACTGATAATGAAATAGATGATTATATAAATACTTTTTATTTATATGATATGCCAAAACATTTATGGCTAGAAAGTTTAAAATATAACTACGAATTTACCACCAGTGCTAACTTACCGGTTTATGATTTTCCTACCGATACATATGTAACGGAAATGGCTCCTGTTTATATTGGGGGTTATCAAAGTTATATGACTCAGTCTAGAGATAATTTTTTTCGGATCAATCCCCAGTTAAACTTCTTACAGCAAACCGTTTATACTGGAAATGGAACGGTAGGCCCCTATACGGGGAATTCCCTTACTCAAACTCCAATCATTCCTGGATTCAAGCCCAATCCTCCTGGGGCCTACGTAGCGAACGCTCAATATCTCCTTCCTGCTTCGCAAATCAATTGGAATGTAGTCGTATCTGCTAAAGGTGCGCCTGATGCTACTTCAGGGATTTCCCCATCTTTAACTTTAGTGGATGATGGTTTAGGACATTTAATTGATCCAAATGATGATGGTACTACAGCTTCAACGGGATACGTATATAGAGGAACTGTCAATTATATTACGGGAGAAGTTTCTATTAATTCTACTGGGTTCACATCACTTGTTCCTAACGGTAATTCTATTAATGCTCAATTTATTCCATATGTAGCATCAAGACCTCAGTCAGTCGTTTTTTTTCAAGACCAAATGATTGTTTATCCCGTTCCAGATCAAGCCTATACCGTCAGTTTTGAAGCATACAAAATGCCCACCGCATTTTTATCTACTAACCTTTCTTCTACCCCTCAAGTTAAAGATTGGTGGCAATTATTGGCTTATGGAGCTGCAGATAAAATATTCTCGGATTCGGGAGATTTAGAAAGCATGCAAAAATATAGACCTTTATTAGAAGAACAAATGAATTTAGTGCAACGCAGATCTATTCAACAACAAACCTCTGAAAGAGTTGCCACAATTTATACTCAACAAAACCAATTTCCTAGCTATCCATTTGGAAACTTATTTGGAGGATTTTAATGGCTTACGACAATAATATTCCACAGGCCAATGACTTGATCAGTCAATCGCAGGCACAAATTCTCGAAAATTTCTCTCAGTTAGATACGCAATATTCGGGAGACCATGTGGCTTTTTCAGCAGCTACAAATAATGGAGAACATACAAAAGTTAGTTTTTCAAATGTCAGTGCTCCGGGCGCGCAGACTGATCCTAAATCAGTATTATATACTAAAAGTCCTGTAGGGGGAATTTTTTCGCATGTATTACCATTCTTCAGAAATCAATCTGCTGAATTAAATGTATTGCCAGATCTTTCTAACACTGGAACAAATTATAGTTTTTCATTAGGGCAAATTATTTTTAACTTTGGATCTGGAGTCATAGCAAGCGGAACAAGTTCTTTAACTGTTTCTTGGAAAACTCCTTTTACAACCAATCTTTTAACAGTTTTATGTACAAAAAATGGTAACGGAATAGGTAGTAGTGGAAATACTGTTACAATGAATGCAAATGCTAGTGCTTCTCCTTTGACGCAATGTAATTTTGTATCTCAATCTACACTTTCGTCTGGAAATTTACCGTTTTATTATTTAGCCATAGGGTATTAATGGCCGATGCAACTTTTGCAATAGTAAATTTAAGAACAGGTCAAAAAAGAGATATTGACTCATTTCTTTTAAATAATGATGCATTTCCAGTTTTAGAGAATATGTATTTATTTAGAGGACGAATACAACGAAGGTCATGCACTACGCCAGTGGGAGTTGATGGCCAGTTGAAAGGAATCGTTGGAACAACGGACGGCGCTACAGGTGCATTAACGATAGGTCCTATTGTTGCGGGAACTCCAGTTGGTATCAGTTTAACTCAAGGATATAGTTCTTTTAATATATCTACTTCCAAGCTCACTGATCCTGGAACTGCTGCTAATCCAGTTACACTTTTAACGGACGGGGCTGTCACCGGCACACTTAATAAAACTACTGGAGTATTAACAACCAGCGCTTTAGGAGCGGACGTCACTTATATTCCTGGATTGCCTACGATGGGTTTGCCCCTATATGAACAAGAAGCAATTAATGATGAATTACTTTTCGCGTTTGATACCCGATGGACGTATTTATTTGATAGAGGCACTGATGATTTTACTTTAGAAAACCAATTTAGATCCTCAGGGACTGGCGATACTTTTGTTTGGACAGGGAGCGATTCTGATTTCTTTTGGAGTACTAATTATTTTAAATCCTTTTGGGTAACTAATAATGTAGCTGGTTATCATGCATCAGAAAATAGCAGCCCATTAGCCGAAGGAGATGGGATAAGATGGTATGTGGATGATACGACTGCTACAGGATGGAATAATTTTAATCCTCCAATAAATAGCGGCGCAACTTCTTTTTTAAATGGATGCTTATGTTTAGTTCCTTATAAGGGTAGATTGTTGGCATTTAACACGTTAGAAGGTGCTAATTTAGCAAGCACCACTCGATTTGCCCAACGCGTTAGATGGAGTCAAGTAGGAGTTCCTTATTATAATAATGTCCCGAATGGCGTTACAGCCAATGCGAGCGCATGGGATAGCGATACACCAGGTTTTGGTGGTTTTTTAGACGCTCCAACTTCCGAAGCTATTGTTTCAGTGGAATTTATAAAAGACACACTTTTAGTTTACTTTGAAAGATCTACCTGGCAATTAGTTTATACAGGAAACGAAACTTTTCCATTTTATTTCCAAAAAATTAATACTGAACTTGGATGTGAATCGACATTTAGTAAAATTCCTTTTGATAGAGGTGTTTTAGCGGTAGGAAATGTAGGAATAACATCTTGTGATTCAGTTAACGTAGCGCGAATTGATCAAAATATTCCAGATGAAGTTTTTAAAATACAGAACAAAAACAACGGCTCTAAACGAGTACATGGAATTCGAGACTATAATGCTCAATTAGCTTATTGGTGTTACCCTGTACTTTCTGAATATGATGACGATGTACCTACATATGATTTAACTTACCCTAATCAGCTATTGGTTTATAATTATCTAGATGGTTCCTGGGCTCAATTTGATGATAACTTTACCTGTTTTGGATCATTTCAAAAATTGAATGATGCTACATGGGCATCTTTAGAAAGAACATGGGAAAGTTCTAATTTTAGTTGGAATAGCCAAGTGCTCCAATCAAGATATCCTGACGTTATTGCCGGAAATCAAAGAGGGTTCGTTTCTGTTTTTTCTCAGCTCCAAGATGTTGGACAAAACATGAAAAGTTTATACATTTCTGATATTGACGCTGCTACGGGTACAGTTACATGTTTCAACCATAATTTAGTAAATAATGATTATGTTTTAATTACGGATGCTACTGGTATTACAGGAATAAATGATGGAATATATTTAGTTTCTAATGCGTCTTTAAATTCTTTTATTTTAACAGATAATAATGGATCCATTCCCACCCTATCCGGTACTTATACTGGAAATGGGTACATAACACATATGCCCAACATATATGTAAAAACTAAACAATTTAATCCCTTTTATGCTGAAGGGTCTTCACTCAGATTTACATATATAGACATGTTATTAGATCGAACAACTGAAGGACAATTTACCACTGAATTTTATTTGTCTTATGACTCCTCAAACATAAATTCGACTTCTGTCGTTTCGACTGCACCTGAAACATCTTACTCTGCCAACCAAGATAAAATCTGGCATAGAGTTTTTACCAATTCTTTTGCTTCATTTGTTCAGCTCGTAATCACGATGAACTATGATCAAATGACCGATATTAATATCACAACTTCAGATATTAAGATTGGGGGATTAGTGTTTTATGTGAGTAAAGCTGGTAGATTGCCTTATGAGTTTTAGTCCTAACAATTCTATTTCACCATATATTCCTACTTCCACTTATCTTCCTCAAGACCCAGAACAGTTTAGAATAAAATTTTCTGAACTGTATAGACAATTAGGGTATGCGGTAAATATCAGAGAAATAGCTATTTATGATCCTGTAGAATTTTTAACAGGCCAGCAATGGTTTGATCCCAATAATAATCAAAATAAAAGACAAACATTTAGAAAAGTCTTTCCTATTACTGACGCGTCTTTAATTTTTAATCACAATATCAGCAATATAACCAATATAACTCATTATTATGGAACGGGATTCGATAGCGGTACTGGATTGCATTATCCCATTCCTTATGTAGATGTAACTAACGTAGCTAATCAAATATCAATTTCTGTGAGCGCTACACAAATAATCATAACTAAAGGTGCTTTTGCTCCACCCGCGATCGTGACTGGGAAAC